AAGCTGTCTTCAAACAACTGGTTATAATACTAGCTCATCATCTACATTAGTTCTTAACAGTGGTGACATGCCAATGAGTTTGCCTACTGACTATGTAGAATTTAAACAAGATAATACGACAGACACAGGGCAATTCATCTCAGCATTTAGTTGGATCAAGAACCGTGATGCTGCTGATAATAATATGCTGTTTGATCGGGTGCGTGGTGTAACGAAAGACCTCCATTCAAATACCACAGATATTGAAGTTACAAACACAGACACAGTTCAACAATTTCTATCTGCTGGTGTTCAAGTTGGCAATGATGTTCAAGTAAACACGGTTAATGAAAGCTATGCTCTTTGGAACTGGATGATGGAAGCTACAGGTAGTGGTTCATCTCTAACTGGTGGTGATATTAATACAACTGCCTTAGTTGATACTACATTAGGCATGGCAGTTGGTACTTATTCTGGTTCAAATTCTAATCAAACGATTGAAACAGGTGTAACAAATCCTAAGATGGTTATAATTAAAAGATTAAATGCTACATATGCTTGGGCTGTTTGGCATGAAGGTTTAACAGATGATTATAATATACTTTTAAATACTGCTGCCGGACAAGTCGATAGTGACTATTTTGATACTTCAGAAAACACATCAACATTATTTCATCTTCTAGGAAATAGTAATGCAACTTCAATTGCTGGTGGAGAGTTTGTTTATTACGCATTTGCTGATTCTCAATTTATTTCTGTCGGTAGTTATAGGGGTAATGAAGATGTTAATGGAACTTTTGTTCCAACCCTAAACAGCTTGGGTATTCCTATTCAACCAGTTTGGGTTATGGTAAAAAATTCCGTTCAAGCTAGGTCGTGGAATATTATAGATACAGCTAGAAATCCTTATAATGTTTCAAATTATGTTCTTGAGGCAGACACAACTACTGCTCAACAAACAGGATCTGATACTCTTTGGAATATGGATATAGATACAGGTGGATTTAAATTACGATCTTCCCATGAAACATCTAATGGTGCAGAGACGATGATTTACTTAGCAATAGGAACACCCATCATTGACACTGATGGTAGAATTATAGCTGGAAGATAATGGTAGTTGCAGAAACACTAGCAGGATTGGCATTAGTAAACAGTGCAGTTAAAGGAATTAAAGGAGCTATAGGAACAGCTAAAGATATCTCGTCTATTGCAGATGATATTGATAATTTATTTAAAGGAACTAAAGAAGTAAAACAGAAAGCACATCCTATAGCTAGTAAATGGGATAAGTTTTTAGGAAAAACATTAGGAGAATCAGCTGATAAATTTTCATTAGGAGCTATCGCTAAAGAAACTATAGAAGAAAGATTAGCTGAAGAACAGTTATTTAAAGTAAGACAAATGGTTAACCTTAGATTTGGTTCAACAACATGGGATGATATATTATTAGAAAGACAAGAAAGAATAGATCAACATAAAAAAGAAGTTGAAGATGCAAGAAGAAAGAAAAATAAATCTAAGCAACGTGTTTATAAAATATTAGAAACAATTGGAAGTGCTATTCTTGTTATTGGTTCTGTTGTAGCTGTTTTTTGTTTAATTATATTTAATATGAAGAAATAGGACAAAAGGTAAATGTTTTTATATAATAAAACTACAGAGATAAAACCTAATAAGGCATGGACAGATGCTAATGGAATACAGCATCCATCTAATTGGCACATCTGGAGTGATGAGCATAAAGCATCTATGAATATAGAAGAGATTATTCTAGAAACTAGACCCGATAGTAGATTTTATAACTGGATAGATAATGGTCTTGAGGGCGTGTCTAATATTACAGCCAGACCTCTAGATGATGTTACTACAGATGGAAGAACTAAAAAAGGCATCCGTCCTGACTATATTAGACAAGTCAAAGAACAACAAGGTTCTTTACTGACTCAAACAGATTGGGCTGTTATTCGCAAAGCAGATACAGGTGCAGACATACCAGCTAAGATAGCTACATGGAGAGCAGCTATAAGAACTAAAGCTACTGAGATGGAGAAAGCTATTACAGATGCAAAAGATATGGATGCATTTATAGCTTTGTTTGTAGTATGGAAAGACGGTAAGAAATCAGGGGTACTGTTCGATTGGCCTGAACTGGAAGAGTAAAGTTACATGATGTTCGGAGAGTCACCTTTCAGTACCGCACCTTTTTCATCTTATGCAGGTGAAGTCCATAATGCATTTGTTTCTTTAAGCGGTACAAAAGCAGTATGGAACTCTAACACATTTAGTGTTAACGGTAATGCTAGTATAAGTTTAGGAAGTGCAGATTCTAATTGGAATGCTAGTGATTTTATACTTGAGGGCAACCAAAGTATAACTTTAGACGGAACAGGAGCAAAATACAACGCTGATACATTTAGCGTTATTAATGTAAATAATGTAAGCTTAACAGGAACAAATGCTACTTATAATGCAGGTACATTTACTAATATAACTAACATGGCTGTTTCTTTAACAGGAGCAGAAGCAACCTTTAGCGCAGATATGAGAGTATGGTTATTAACAACACCGCCAACAAGAACGTTTATTTGGACATTAGAAAGCAATAATTAAATGGCTTTAACATACACAGTATTAGTTAAAAGAATTAAAGATGCATCTGAAAATGATGGATCAGAATTTGCAGAAGCAGTTGATTCTTTTATCGATAGAGCAGAACTCAGACTAACACGAGAAACAGATGTGTTGGGTTTAACAAACTTTGCCACGAGTTTCTTTATACAGGCAGATCCTTTCTTAGCTAAACCAGCTGTACCTAATAGATCTCTTATTGTTAGGAATGTTAATTTTACAACATCGACAGGACAGAGAACTCAGCTTCTTCTAAGAAGTAAAGATTATTTAAATGACTACTGGCCTGACAGAACATCAGTAGGATACCCACGTTATTATGCTAACTGGGGAGCTAATCAATTACTTATAGCACCTGCACCAGCTTCAGCTTACAGTGTGGAAATGTCTTATGTTGCTCAACCAGCAGCTTTAGCGTCAGCTACAAATGAAGAGAACTACTTTACTGAGTACTGTGCAAATGCTCTGTTTTATGCGAGTATGGTAGAAGCATTGTATTGGATGAAGAATCCAGCAGCAGCTGCATATTGGGATCAAATGTATCAACGTGAAGCAGTGTTCTTAAATAATGAAGCACGGAGAGCAAGAAGAGATGATATGGAAATAGCAGCAAATCCAGCTGGAGGTCAAGATAATCTACAACAAGGAACACAGTAACAATGGCTACTAGTTATACAAATACTCTCCTTCTTGCTAAACAGGGAGCAGGGGAAAATGCAAATACGTGGGGAACTATACTTAATGATAACGTCATTGATATGGTGGATAACGCATTCAGTACGAATATAACTGGTGATATAGATTTCTCAACACTAACAACTATCGCACTTACTCAAAACAATGGAAGAGGGGATACAGGAAGACTAACAGTATTAGGACTAACTGGAACAAGATCTGATGCAACCTCCATTGTTAACTTAGTTGTTCCTACTTTTACTACAGCAACTAATGATGGTGTCGATTGGGGTGGGAAGATGTACATCGTCCGTAATCCTAATAACTTTAAAGTTAAAGTTTATAACGCTGGTAATGTAGGATCAAATGTTCCAAAAAATTCAACAATGGGGTTATTGGCTACACCTACTACAGTTGTTCCTTTATTCTCTGGTTTTTATGCATCAAGTGTAGGTGATACAGATAACCAAATAAATAGTTCATTTCTACAAAGTGTTTCAATTGGTGTAACGGCTGGTGATCCTTCGTTTAACTTTGGACGAATTACTCAAAGTTCTATAAGTGCTACAAGTTTTAATAACGGTTTGATTACAAATCTAAGTGCAACAGGGCCAGCAAGTTTAGCTGGTCATACAACATTTGCTTCTGTGGCTACATTTAATGGTGATGTATCTGTAAATAAAAGAAGCATGTGTGCTATGACAACGATTGTATGTAGTGCTACTACTACAATAGATTTATCACAAACTAATTTCTTTTATGTTAAAGCAAGTGGTGCAGTTGCAGGAGCCGTATCTGTTAGTTTAGCTACGCCTACAAACGGCTTAGTGGGACAAACAGGAGCTATATATCTTGTTAATGGAACCAGTGCTGCTAATTCCACCTTCACTTTCCCAACCAGTGTATGGAAGTTTCCGGGAGGAATAGCTCCTACGAAAACAGCAGAAGCTGGATCAGTTGATCTTTTAACTTATTTTGTGAGGGATGTTAGTTCGGATGGTACATTAAAGGCTATAGACATAGCAGCGATATCAAACTTTACTGCGAGTTAATATAAATGTCTACTGAAACAAGAACAGTAAAATATGAGTTCCGTCCGGGTATCATGCGCGAGTCTACAGAGTACGCTGCTGAAGGTGGCTGGTTTGATGGGAATCGTGTTCGTTTCAGAAACGGAAAACCAGAAAGTATAAGAGGATGGCAAAAACGATTAACATCTTCTTTCATTGGAACAGGTAGAGCGATCCAAACATGGGCTGCTTTAGACAGTAAAGAATATATTGGTTTTGCCACTGAACATAAAGCCTACATAAACTATGGTGGACAACTCTACGACATAACTCCTTATGATGTATCTGTATCCCAACCAAGAGATGCATGGTTCACAACTGTAACAGGTGCGTTTAATACAACAGATGGATCAACTGCCATAACTGCCAGTATATCCGCACATGGTTTATTTACTAATTCATTTATTACTGTTAGTGCTTGGAGTCCTACAAGTGGTGGAACAGGTGCAGGTACGTATCCGGGTGGAATTACTTCAGTTAGAGGTGACTATCAAGTAAGTGTTATAGATCCTAATTCATTTGTATTTGTAGTGGGAAGTGCTGCGGATGCAACAAGTGTAAGTAAAGGTAAAGCAACTTATGCAGTTCGTTTAAGATCAGGAGCGTCTGTTGCAGCTGGTGGATTAGGATACGGTGCTAATGTGTATGAAGCTGATCCATTTACAATGACTGCTTACTCAAGCGTGTTTAATTTTGTTACTGGTCAGACAACTATTACTGTTAGCGTGAGTGATCACAATAGAGCAACAGGAAGTTACGTAAAGGTAAGCAACTGGCCCGGAGCAGGATTAGAAGGAATAACTTCTGTTAGTGGTCAGTATCAGGTAAGCGTGATAAGTACAAACTCTTTCCATATTGTAACTGGTGCTACAGCAACAGGAACAGGAGCAGGGAAAGGAACTAACATCTTTATGAATGTTGTTCCTGTTAGTGTCTCTACATACAGAGCGTGGGATGACCCTGCGTCAGAAAGTGGTATTCTTCTTGATATTCGTGAATGGTCTATGGATAACTTTGGAGAAAATCTTGTAATAAATCCTTACCCACAAGGTGGGATATATGAATGGGATAAAACAAATGGTTTGGACAATGTAGCTTTACTTGTGTCAGGTGCGCCAGCAGAATCAAATGGGTTTCTTGTAAGTCCAGTAGCGAGACAGGGTATGTGTCTTGGAGTAACAGATTCAGCAGGAACATTTGATCCTATGTTAGTTCGATGGTCAGCTAATGAGAATCTAACAGATTGGACAGAATCAACTACAAACACAGCTGGCAGTATCCGTATAAATAACGGTTCAGAGATCATCGGTGGATTAGCAGCTGGTAACCTTGTGTTAGTATGGACAGATACAGCCTTAACAGGTTTAGAATTTATAGGTGATCCTTTTGTTTTTGGAACACGGCAACTAGGTACTAACTGTGGTCTTATTGCTAAACATGCTATGGCAGAATTTGATGGAAGAACTTACTGGATGGGTGACAGTAATTTTTACATGTATTCAGGACAAGTACAGGTTCTTCCAAGCACAGTTAAACGTTACGTGTTTGAAGACTTTAACTTTACTAACGCAAGAAAAGTTTACTGTGGGGTTAATTCAGAGTTCGGAGAAGTTACATGGTTGTATCCAAGTGCTGATTCATCGGAGTGTAATAGGTATGTAACATATAGTCCTTCTCAGAACTACTGGACTTTTGGAGAGGCTATCTGGACAACTTGGGAAGATAAGAATATAATCAATACTGTAATAACAACAGGTGCTTCTATATCTTCTCCAAACACAAGTACAGAGTTTAACTTTATTTATGATAACGAACCACCTAATACACACACAGCAGATGGGCAGGATATGCCTTCGTTTATTGAGAGTGGAGAGTTTGATCTAGGCGATGGTGACGATATACTATTTATAGATAGAATTATTCCAGATGTAAGAGTAAGTGTAGGTAATCTACAATTAAGTATTAAAACTAAGTATCATCCGAATGATGAAGAGATTGAGAAGGGACCATTTGAAATAAGTGGTAACACTTCTTACATCAGACCAAGAGCAAGAGGAAGGACAGCAAAGATAAGAGTTTCAACAGGAACACCTAATACAAGATTTAATGTAGGAACAATTAGGATGGATGTAATGCCAGACGGGAAAAGATAACGATGGCTCATTACCCAGTATTTCCTAGATTTCCTTTTTCTTTTAATGACAACATTACACGTAAGATGTGGGAGTTAAATGAGAACTGGGCTAATCATTTAAGAAGTTCTTTAGAGACTCAAGATGCTACAGTTATTAAACGTAAAGTAGAAGTAGATAGTAACTCTAGTATAGAAGTTCAAGGACGAATAAGAGTAGGAGAAGTTACGACAAGTGTTACTCCCGTAGCAGGAGATATGCGGTATAATACATCAACAAACAAGTTTCAAGGTTGGAACGGATCAGCGTGGCAGGACTTTAATTAAATGAACAGATCAAACATATCAAAGCAATTAAACTATGGAGACCTCAGTCGTTTCGTAGGTAAGCCTGTTGGACAACAGTTCGCTAAGAAAAGGTACGCTGAAGGAGAAACAGTGGCTGAAGAGCTTACTGAAAGCGTTACATATGAAGACATAAACGGAAAGAAAAGAACCTACAGATATAATCCTAATACACACACTAAGCCACAGCCTAGTGGACGTATGCGTAGAACAAACATTGACTATACCCAGTTAGCTAATAATCCCGGTATGAGTATATTTGACAGGGCAACTCTTGTTGAAGAACCAGCTGCCGTAATAGCCAGACAACAACAAAATGTTCCTGTTAGTGTAACTGAAGACTTTTGGAATGATATTGACACTATTGAAGATCCTCATTCTGGTCCTATGACCACAACGCAAATGTTAGAGAGTATGAAGGCTACTAATCGAGCGTTACCTTTTGTATCTAATATACCTGTAGTTGGTGGACTATTAGGAAAGGGTATGAGAGCAGGTAGAGATGCTACACAAAAAGAGTATAGAGATACGATAGGTAAAGAAAATGTTAGGGGGTCAAGATCTCAAGCTGAAGAAGCTTACAAACAAGGATATAAAGATGATGGTACTAAAGGAGATAAACCAGAAGACGCTGGTAAAAACCAGTCAGGAATAGCAGCTTTTATTGCTGGACTGTTTGGTGGTTTAAGTAAAGATGAAAAGATAAATGCTATTCAAAATAAAATAATGATGAACTATAACGATGCATATGGAACAGGTTCTAATTTAAATAAGGCTGGTTTTTCTGATAATGTAGATCAAGGAGGTGGATGGGGGAAAGCTGAAGGAAGTTTTCAAGCTATACAGGATGATATAAATGCTATACAAGCAGCTGCTCCTCAACAACGAGATAATTTCTACAGTGCATTGGATGCCTTTCAAACTGCTGATACAGATGCAAAAGAAGATGCAGCTATTGGAGCTATGTATAGCGATGCTGATTCATCAGGATATTTTGATTATATGGCTAAAGGAGGCATAGCACAACTTTCTCCGGGTGGCATAGCTCCTTCAGATAAACACTTAGATCCCGGTTCCTTTGTTATATCTGCTGATGTTGTGTCAGGTGTAGGTGACGGTTCCACAGAATCTGGCATAGAAAGAATGTCAGGGCTTCTTGGTATTCCGTTAGATGGATCAGTAAGTGGACCTGACGGATCAATGTTAGGAAGAGTAACAACAGCAGATGGACCTGTTCCCGGCACGGGGTTGAGTGATAGTGTAAGTACTGTTATACAGGATACAGATACAGTAAGACTTAACGTTGGTAATAATCCTTTAAAGCAGATGACCCCTCAAGGAAAG